TGTGGATAACTTGTGGGTCAAATTTTCACCGTTTTCTTTCATGCGCGTGCTCGAGGTCGTGGCAGGCGTCGCAGAGCGTCAACAGATTCGACCAGACGTAGGTGAGGTCGGGCCGCACGTGGCGCGGGACGATGTGATGCACGACGTCGCCAGGCTTCCCGCATCTGGCGCACTGGGGGTGCTGCATGATGTGGATGTTCCGCATCCTGCGCCACTTCCCACAGGCTACCAGGCTCTCCTTCTGCACTGGAGTGCGGAAGGTGCCCTTGAACGGTGGAGCGTGCCTAAACGTCTTGTGGTGGCTCTGCGGCCTCAATGCGTTCCCTCCGTACGTGACGGGCGCTCAAACACTGCACCGAGTCCTCGACCCAGTGCTCGAGCTGCATGATGGCGAGCCAGGGACGGCCGTTCGAGCGATGGAGGATCACCCAAGGGCGCCCGTGGGCGTCCCTGCGGCACTGTTCGACGGCCTTACCTAGCTCGAGCCGTTCGGTGCGCTTGACCTCCACGTGGAGGTTCATGCCCTCGCAGACGACGTCGGCGGCCGTACCGGCCTTGCCGCAGTACTGCGCCGTCCGCCGGCAGAGCATCCCGAGCCTGTTCAGCTCCTGGACGATCTCACGCTCTCCGACGGCGCCCTTCCGGCGTTGCATTCCTCCCACGATCACCACCTTTCGTCCGGCTGTCAGGCGGAAATGTACGTGGCGCGCGCGTAGAGCGCCACTTACTTTCCGCCATTCTCTTTATAGGCGGCGGAAAGTAAGTCCCCCCGCCTCTGGAGACAGATATGGGGGGTCTACCAACCCCCCTTCCCGCCTCCAAAGGGGGGTCTGTGGACCCCCCATTCCGAGCGTGTATTAGACGCGCCTGAGTAGGTGCTTGGGGCGCCCGCCGTCGGCCTTGCCGAGCACGATCTCGACCATCTGGGAGTCGACCGCGAATGCCAGGAGCTCGCGCGCCTTCGCCTTCGGGATGCCATGCGACATGGCCCGCTCGAGGACCTCTCCCTTTCCTGCCTTGCCGTCGACGAACATGGCGGCGAACTCCTCGGCCGTCATTTCGCGCTTGGCCGCCTGGGCGCCCTTCTTGGGCGTCCAGAGGTCATCGGGGTCTAGTCCGTCCTCGAGGACCACTTCAGGCGGTGCGACGCGCAGGACGCACGCCTTGGGCGGCGGGAAGCTGCGGGCCACGGCGCGCATGGTCACGCACCCCTCCTCGGCGTGGCGAAGGTAGACGATGTGGGTGTCGACGGCGCGCGAGATCGCGCCCGCGCCCGAGCCGACGTCGGTCGTGCCTTTCTGGCTCTGGTCGCCCTTGGAGGCATGGTGCACGTTGATGATCGCCGCACCCGACGCCGCCGCGATCCGGTCGAGGTGGTTGTAGATCTGGACCATGTCGCCGTTGGCGTTCTCGTCGGTGCCCTTCGGGATGAGCCGGTAGAACGCATCGAGGGCGATCACCGAGAAGGTTCCCCTAGGCTCCGAGCGGACGGCCGCCTCGATCGCCTCCAGGCTCGTATACGCCCCTCTGAGCCACGCGCACGACATCTGGGCGTCCACGGCCCTCAGGTCGGCTCCGACGCCCTGGGCGACCTTGTGGAGCCTCTGGAGGCCCGTCTCGGGGTGCAGCTCGTTGTCGACCAGGAGGACGCGCCCCTTCCGCACCTTCCGCCCGAGCCATTCGGTGCCCGTGCAGACGGCGAGAAGGAGCTTGTAGAGCATCCAGGTCTTGCCCACCTTGGGCGAGGCAATCCAGTTGACGACCTCGCCCCGGCGGAAGAGGCCGTCGACGATCGGCTCGCGCAGGGTCGGCGGGCCCTTCGCGAGCTCTGGCGACGTCAGGACGATGGGATCATCCACGGGGCACCCACCTGTAGAAGGCCGAGTCCTCGAGGAGCTTGAAGAGCCAGTTGTCGCGCGGAAGGTCGGACCGGCGGAACTCGCGCGGATCGAGCTCGGGCGGGAGCGCCTTCCAGAGGCGGATGAGCTCATGCTGCACGATGAGCTGTTGCTCGGGGTCGAGGTCCTCCGTCTCCTCTCGGTAGACGTTCGAGATCGCCGCGGCGCCCCTAGGCGCGCCCGCGTCGGACGCCACGATCTCCATGAAGACCACCGCGGCCGCCCGCCGGCAGTCGCGGTCCACCTTCGTCCTCGGTACCAGGTGCTCGCGTAGGAACGCGCGGCCCTCTGCCTGGGTCATTCGGTTCGCTGCGTGCCTCGATTCGCGCGAGCCCACGGCGCGCGCGGCGCAGAGCCTCGCGACCTCCGATGCCTCTAGCCCGTACTCCGCCGCCGCCGTTCCCGCCGCCTTGGCGGGTGCCATGCCTTCCCTGATCAGGTCGGCCATCCGTGCCACTGCTCGCTCCATGGTTGTGCCTCCGTAAAAAGGCCCTCCCGCCGGCGAGGTTGGCGAGAGGGCCCTGGGGTGCCCGACGCGAGGAGCCTGCGCCGGGAAGGAGGTCGTGGGAAAGGGGAAGCGGCGCGTCAGACGCCGCCTCCCCCAACGCGAATGGCTTAGAAGGGGATCTCCTCGTCCTGGATGCCGCTCTTCGGCGCGGCGGGTTGCCCGAGCTTCGAGAGCGCGACGATCGCGCGGGAATCCTTCCAGGGGATCGTGTTGATGACGACGCGCTGTCCGCGGGCGATCGGGTCGGATGCGAGGATGAGCTTCTCATCCCACATCCACAGGTAGACGTCCTCGCCGTTCTCGGTGTAGCCGAGCTTGGCGTAGGGCTTGCCGTTCTTCGTCTCGCCCACCTTCCAGTAGCCGACGGTCACCTCTGTCTGGGCGCTCGGCGGCCGCTCTGCAGGCTTCTCGACGGGCTTCGGTGCGGGCGCGACGTGCCCCTCGATCTCGAGGGCGAGCGCGCGGAGCTTCTTGACGATCTCGGTGCTATTCATCTGGCATTTCCTCTCGAGTGACTGTGGCGACGTTGTCGCCGAGCATGGTCATTGCATGGCCGAAGAAGAGACGGAGCGCCCGCCCGGCCGCGCGGGTCGACGCCATTGCGCGGCGCGCGAACTGGGGGCGCTTCGACCACCCGCGCTCGTCGTCGCAGCAGATCGACGAGCCGCGCCCGAGCACGGCGCCGTCCGACGCGCGCACGATCTCGGCGGTCGCCTCCCAGGCGCCGACGTCGCCGATCTCGATGCGGCGCACGCGGACCTCGCGGACGTGGTAGCCGAAGATGCCGGCGAGGAGCGTGGCGCCCGAGACATGGATGTAGGTCTTCCCGTCGATGATGCTCGAGTGCTCGCGGATGATCCGCGGCCCCACGATCGCGCACGTGTCGCGCATGAGGACGGACGGCGCGATCTGCGAGTCGACCTCGACGGCAGGCGCCTTGCGGCGGACGACGATCTCAATGCTCATCGTGCCTCCTCTTCAATGGCTTCGACTATTAGAGAAGCGTGCAGCACCATTGCTCGGATGCCATCGGCGCTCATTGGAGGCTTCATGCCACGCGCCGCCTCGCTTTGCATGAGCACGGTGGTGAAATGTGCGATCATCTCGCGCTTCTCGGCGAATCGGCCCGATTCGGCGACGCGCATCATTGCTTGTCCGAGCATCAAACGGCCTCCCTCTGGACGTCGTCGTTCGTGCCGTCGGTGTACGTGCGGAGCTCGTCCCGGAGCTTTCTGATCTCGGAAGCCTGGATTTGCGTCTGCTTCCAGTATTCAGAGCATTCCATTTCCACGCCGGTCTTCATGTCAAGGGCCGCTTTCAGTTGCTGGATGTGCTTCGCCATCGACTCGATGTGCCTGGCCGCGTTGAGCATGACCTCACTTCGGACGTCGCACGGTTGCCACCCGTCGCGGCCGGATGCGCGCACCCACCGCACCATCGATTCATGCTTGAGACGGTCGATGATCGCTGAATCGTCCTGAGTCACTTGGCACCTCCCTTGCTATTGATTTCGGCGCGGAGCTTCTCGAGCTCGCGCTGCGCGTCCAACGCCTCCGCGCAGAACTGCGTCGTGCGTTGGTTGCGAGCGCAGCCCGTGTTCCGCCGCAGTCGCTCGACCTCGATGCGGAGCTTCTCCATCTCAATCGCCGCCTCGCGGATCACGCTGACGGCCTCGAGCATCAGGCGGGCGGTGACGCGGTCGCCCGGCCCAACGTCGCCGACGCGGTCGATGAGGCGGCTTCGGACGTCGGCCGCGAGCTCGAGGAGCGTGTAGTGGGCCTTAAAAGGGTTGTTGCCGACGGCCGCGTTCCACTCCTTCGTGAAGCGGTCGTTGATCTCATTCGGCTCGATCTCCATCTTGGGGTCGTGGTTCACCGGACCCCCCGATCGTCGAAGAGCGGCCAGATCGCGCAGAGCGCAAGGAACGTGATGCCGATGGCGGCGCAGATGCTTCCCACGGTCGTGTCTCCTTCCTCGGCCTCGCCGTGACGGCAAGGTCGAGCATCACCGAGTAGCCTGCGATCGCCTCCTTGACGATCTGACGGCAGGATCTACCCAAGCCACGCGAGAGGTCGTGCAACGTCTGCCAGGTGACTTCGTCGACTGCAACGGCGCGCCTCTTCATGTGCCCACGGTATTAGATCGGTCGGAAGCCGTCAAGGGCTTGAGGGAAACTGTCGATTCAGTTCCTCGCGGCGCTTCTGGCACCCGCACGGGCGCCCCGTCACGCGCTCGGCGCAGCGTGCTAGCACCTTGACCCCCGTCACCCTGGTCGCGGTCTCGACGACGTCGCCCAGGCCGCGCGCGGGCCCGCGGTAGTGCTCGCAGGATCCGCATCGCTCGGCGGTGGCCTCGAGCTGCGGAAGCTTCAGGTGGCGGCACGTGCCGCCGAATGCGTAGCGGCACTGGCTCACATGGTCCACTGGTAGGTCTTCCGGATGCGCTCGGAGCACGTGACCGGCGTGGGCGTGCAGACGATCCGCACGCCGCTCGGGTCGGAGAGGTCCGTCTCCAGGCAGGGGAACGCGTCGAACGTGGTGATCGAGTCGCCGAGCTTGTAGTCGACCGTCAGCGGGTTGCAGTCGATGGTGGACGGATCCGCCGCCGAATAGGTGAGCGGGAACTCGGAGAGCTTGTCGAGGGAGAGGACGTCGTGGTAGGGGTCGTCGAAGCTCGTCGCCGACAAACACCCGCGGCCGTAGATCGCGAAGGGCTTGACGCAGTACGGGACCACCTGGTTGAAGGTGCAGATCGGGTCCGCCAGGCACGTGTAGACGGGCCCGCACGTGACGGTCTCCTGCATCCCGATGCAGGCGTAGGGGTCGCCGTTCGAGTCGGTGCATCCGCCCGGCGGGACTTCGCACGTCTTCGCGGGCGTGAAGATGAGCACCGGGTGCACACATTCGGGGTCGCACTGCCCCGCGTGGCAAAGGATCGTGAGCGCCGCATTGCGCGGCACGCGCGGCGTGTACCAGGCGAGCGGCTGTAGGTTCACGGGCCCTGCGCCGTTCAAGACCTGGTTGTAGGTCCATGTCCGCGTGTAGGCGAGGTACTTCTCGGGCACGTCGCAGACGCAGTCGTCGCAGTAGTCCGGGATGCACGGGTGCGGCGGTTGGTCGCAGACCGCGTTGTTCTCGAAGTTGTAGACGCGCTGCGTCCACTGGATGTTCAGCGTGACCTGGTTCGCGACGTACCGCGTGAGGTTGCAGTCGGCGTTGGTCGTGCGGTTCATCGTCGCCGTGATCGTGACTTGGCCCTCGAGCGTCGTGAGGCTCTGCCCGTTGTCGCACTCCTCGCGGAGCTCCACGTTGTGCTGGAAGGTGACGTTGATCGGCGCCGTCGGCGAGCACGACCAGAAGTCGCAGCACGTCGTCGGGCATCCGTCGCAGCAGCAGACGCGGTGCACTACTCGACCTCCTCGGGGCTCACTGCATACCACCCGCGGATATCCACCTTGCGGGCGCTCCGCACCCACTCGCCGCCCTCGAGCTGAAGCACGTGCACGGGCTCGGCGATCCTAACCGGGCTTCCCTGCCTGATCATCACTGTGTCGCCGCAACCACTCGCGAACGGCCACAGCAGCGCGCTCGCGGCGAGGATCGAGGTCCGCGTCGCGCGCGCGCGGCCGCCTCGCGTAGTGCGCGAGGATCGCCACGGCGATCTCGGTAAGGATCCTCTCAAGCACGCGGCTCCGCATCCTTCGCGAGGATCAGGCCGACGCCTGCGATGATCGCGGAGATCGCCGCCGGCCAGTCGACGGCCTCGGGCCATCCGTTGAGGATGCCGGCGGCCGCGGTGAGGATCGCGGCGATGCCAGCGAGCGTAGTCTTACGGTTGCCTTTCATGCTGCTGCTTCCTTTCGAGCGCCGCGATGCGGCTTTCGTAGTGCGCCATCGTCGCGCGGAGCTCGGCGAGCATCACCTCGACGCGCGTGAGCTTGCCGACGACGACCATGGTCGTGGTGACCACTGAGGCGATGATGCCGAGAGCACCGGCGAGCGTGGCGACGTCCATGGGTTCACCAGGAGAGCGCGACGGCGAGCGTCGTCACCGCGGTAGCCGTGTTCGAACGCACCCACGTCTGGTTTGGGGTGCACCGGAAGTTGCTGATCTGCGAGATCGGCGTCGTGCCGCTCGAGAGAAGGTAGTAGTTGTTTGCGGTTCGCGCGGCGGCGGCGGCGGTCGCATCCGCCGCGCCGAAGACGACGTCCATCGCCTGCCCGGTGTTGTTGGTGAGGTAGAGGAACACGGGACCGCCCATCGCGTCGAGCTGCACGAATGCTCCGGTGTTCGCGTTCACGCTCAGTGTCTTGGCCTTCTCCGGCATGGCTTACCTCGTCGCTTCTGGGGTGATGTAGACGGAACCCTCCAGGATGCGGAGCACGGTGCCCGTCGCCGTCTCCTGGAGCTCGATGTCGTAGACGCCCGTCCAGGGCGCCGTGAATCCTGCGGTCTTCGTCGCGGAAAGGGTGACGGCGATGTCGCCGTGCGCGCCGTGCGCGACGAATGCGATCTCGGTCGGGTTGGTCACGCTGTCGATCGCGAACATGGTCGTCGTCGATGCGTGCTGTCCGCGCGCCTTCATGCGGGCCGTGTACCCCGCGTGGTGCGCGACGTCGTCGAGATGCTCCTCGAGCGTGAACGTGGCGCCCTGTTGGATGATGATGTCGCGCTGGATCGTCATGTGCAGACTCCATCGATCGCGTTGGGTGCGTAGAAGACCCACATCTCCTCGCCGCCGGCGCCCGAGACGATCGCCCGGTTCTGGGGGAAGATCATCACGTATCCCGTGATCGGTTGCACGGAGAATCCCGCGGGAATGTTGGCGGGATTGATGCCCGGGCCGACGTAGGCGGCGCTGTTGAATCCCTCGCAGACGTTGAGCGCCTGCCCGGCGTACCACGTCTCGGCGGGCCGCACGTCGAACTCGTAGCCGCCGCCGACGGTCGTCGGCTGTATCTCCGCCATGCTCCACGTGTATAGCCACCGGTAGGTGCCGATCGACGTGTAGCTCTCGATCCTCGCGATGAGGAACTGCGGGCGCGCCTCGCGGACGCGGTCGATCGCCTCGGCGTCGCCCGACACGTCGGCGCGGCTGTAGGCGTGGTCGAGCTTGTTGAGCTGCGTTCGGTTCACGGGTAGGTCAAATAGGTCCCCTCGAGCGCCATTTGCTTCGCGAGGATGGAGTCGGTGTTGGTGTTGAAGATGACGTTGAGGTCGGCGGTGCCGCGGTTCAAGCCGGTCCAGAAGACGAACTTGGCCTTCTTCGTCGAGCCGTCGATGACCGGGAGGCCGTTCGTGTCGTACTCGGGCACCTGGTTGCAGTCCCGCCAGTAGTCCCAGCGGAAGTTGTAGGTGACGCGGTAGTACTCGTCGCGGATGTTGGTCACCGTTGCCGACGTGCAGAAGACTTCGAACGCGCCCCAGTGCAGGAACGTGCTGCTGTTCCACTTTCCCTGGACGGTGTTGATCTTGTCATAGACGGTGACGAGCGTGCCCGCGGCGGTGTTGCTCGTGTCCTGGATCATCGAGATCCGCACGTCCATCGTCGGCACGCGCACCTGGGTGGGCTTGCCTGCGTCGTCGATGCCCGTGCCGCCGATGTTCACGCTCTTCCCGTAGATGTAGCTCGGCGCGACGGCGAAGGCGCCCAGGCTCGATGCCGTGCGCCACGCCTGCATCGTGCGCTCGCCCGCCTCCATGTCGACGGTTACGGGCAAGACGAGCTTGTCGGTGCCGCCGCCGCCCGAGATGTTGGCCCACGTGTACTCGCTCGAATACGTGGCGGTCACGTCGAAGACGAATCCCTTCGAGCCGAGCACGGGATCGATCTGGAACGCGCGGAGCCGCAGCGTCGTGGTGATCGAGGACGTCGAGAACGTCGTGCCGGGGATCGGGTCGCCCGGCTCGCCGCACGTGGCGTCGCGCACGCTCTTCGCGGCGCTCGCCTGCGTGAGCGAGAGCGCGATGTCCGACACGACGCGCCACTGGATCACGAATCCCTGCGACGTGCTCGGGCCGCCGTCGGTCCACTGGGTTCGTACGATGGTCGTGGTCAGTGCCATGTGGTTACCGCGAGAATAGCTTCCCGAGCTGCTCGAGCATCGTCTGGGCCGCGATGAATCCCTGCACCGGTGCGCTCGTCACCGGGTTGGCTCCGCTCGCGAGGCCGCCGAACATCTGGAGGCTCCGTCCGAATGACTGGCTCTCCTCCTGCCCGATCGACTCGCCGATGGTCCGCGACGTCGGTAGGTCGCCCGCAAGGAGCGTGCCGAGCACAGAGCCGAGCGCGCCGGGGCCGTACTCGAAGAAGTTCTGGAGGTTGCTGCGCCCGCCGCCTGCGAGCGCCTGCGCCTGGGTGAAGGCACGGCCGAATCCGATCGGCTCCGCGCCCATCTGCCTCGAGTATGCGGCCAGCGCCGTCCCGCCCTCGCGCGTGAATCCGAGCTTGCGCCATTGCTCGGCGGTCTGGGCGCCCGACTTCATCGCCTGGTCGGCGGCCTTCGCGTCGGCGCGCAGCTGCGCGTAGCTGTCGGCGAGAGCGTTCACGGAGACCGCAGCCGCCGCCACGCCGGCGAAGGCGATGCCAGTCGGTCCCATCATCGCCGCACCGATGCCGAGCTGCCCAAGCCCGGCAATGGCGCCCACGCCTTGGAGCGCCCGCCCGCCGACGCCGAGCTTCGTGAGGCTTTCGGCGAGCTGGTTCGCCTGTCCGCGCATCCCGCCGAGCGAGCGCCCGGTCGCGTCGGCCTGCGCGCGGATGGCGCGCATCTTTGCCTGCGCCTGGTCGCCTGCCTTCTGGAGGCCCGACGAGTCGCCGGTGATTGCGACGTTGACCTTCGAGATCTTAGCCATTCGACCACTCCTTCAGCACCTCGCGCGCGATCGCGTCCTCCATGATCGGGAGAAGCCGCGTCGCGTTCGCCTGGTAGGCGCGCTCGACGAACTTCCTGCCGAGCACGCGGCCGATCGTCATCGTCATCCGCCGCTCGCCGCGCGATTTCAGGAGCATCGCCTCGCTCTGCGTGGCGCGGCGCTTGATCTCATGCCCGAACTCGACCCACCGGAGGTACCAGTGCGGCGTGTCGTACGATCCGCGGCGCTCCTTGACGCCGAGCGCGCCCCACACGACGCGGCCCTTGGAGTATCCGCGCACGGTGTAGGCGATGTGATCGCGGATGTGCGGGTTCGGGCGCTTCTGGCCGCGGACAGTCTCCGTCGCCCGCGTGTCACCGTACGGGGCCAGTGCCTTCGCCGTCGCCCTCACGCCCTTGAACCACTGGCGGAAGCCCGACTTCATCGCCTTCGTCGACGCGGGAATCGCAAGCTTCGAGAGCTTCCGGTTCACTGCATCGATGTCGCCGTAGTTGATCTCCACGGCTACCTTGAAGGCGTTTCCAGACATCTACGGCCATTCCTCTCGGGCCGTGCAGCGCGTGCAGCACGGCAAGCGGGGTTTCGAGGTCCATCTTGAGGCCGACGGCGCGCAGGACCTCGCGCGCCGGCAGTGCTAGTCCATGCCTTCGGAGTAGAGCTTGTCGATCTCCTCCGCGAGCTGCCTCGATGCGACGGCCTCGAGGCGAAGGCACTGTTCGAGCGATTCGAAGGCCGGGGCGTCCCCGTCCATCACGTGGTTGTGGATGAGCCAGGCGACCAGGTTCTCGCCGCGCTCGCGCGCGTCGAGGAGCGCCGCCATGTCGGCGACGTTCGGGCGGCGCAGCGTGATCCGCTCGCCGCGGAACTCGATCACCTTGGGCTTGGCGAGAAGTGCGGCGATCATACGATCGTGACGGCTCCATCGCAGAGGCGGACGGTCATGGTGACCATCACGACGCCGTTGGGCGCGAGCACGACGCGCGACTGCTCGACGAGCGCCGCCGTCGCGGTGATGGTGTTGCCCGAGACGAGCGTGACGGTGAAGCCTGCGAGCTTCGTGCCCGGCGTCAGCGGTCCGATCGCGTGCACGCTCTTCAGGTAGAACATCTCGACGTCGACGGTGCCTTCGACGATGCCCGCTTCGTACTTCATGAAGGTGCCGTTGACGCTCGTCGTGTCGATGGACGCCTGGGAGAGGTTCGCGGTGATGTTCGCGACGTCGGGCCCGCCGGTCATGCCGGTCCACGTCACGGTCGAGTTGCCTGCTGTCTTGGTCGGCATGGCTTAGATCCTGTGCATGATGATGAGAGTCGCGGTGCAGATTGCGGGCGCCGCTTCGTCGCCCTCGCCCAGGACGGGCTCTTCGATCGTTCGGTAGGTCGGTTCGTAGCACACGCTCGCGCCTGCGGTCGTGAAGTCGGAATGCGCGTTGATCTTCGTCACGGCATCCTCGGCGAGGTTCTGCGCGGCGAACTGCGTCTCGGCGACGGCCTTCAAGGTCACGCTCCACTGGTCGAGGTTGTTGCCGGTCGTGCCTGCGAGGCTCGCCGCAGCGCCCTCTGCGACCTCGAACACGATCGCGGGAAGCGTGGTCGACTGCATCCGCGAGCCGTTGTAGACGCGCGTCGACGCGGCGGTCGTCGTGCCGATCCACGTCTTCACTCGGGCCTCGATCGGGTTTGCGCTCACTGGACCTCCGCGCACTGGATGACGGCGACGCGGTCGGCCTCGTCGAGGTTGACGATCGAGATGATGCGAAGAGTCTTGCCGCGCACGCTGAGCCGGTCGACTTCGGTGAGACCGACGCGCGCGATGTTCGGCCAGCGCGTGCGGATCTCCCAGTTGCTCACGACCGCGACGCCGTCGGCGTACACGCTCTCCTGGGAGCCTTGCTCGCGCATATCGCAGCGGATCGTGCCGTTCGCCGTGTAGGTGTTCGTCCGGCGGCCGAGGTTGTCGGTCGTGGTCGACGCCGTGAGGACGGTCGCGGTGCGGTGGAGGCGGCCGCCCGAGATCATCGCAGCGGGCTCCTGACGCGGTAGGAGTCCATGATGAATCCGACCGACATCGGCACGACGTTGAGCCCGATCGGCTGGAAGGCCTCGGGATTGTTGTACCAGGCGCCGACGAGCGCGATCACGCAGTGCGTGAGCGGGTCGGGTAGCGCGTCGTGGCCGCAGGCGTAGGTGACGACGATCATCGTCCCCTCCTTGCGTCCCGGGCGCTCGAGGAACCGCAGCACGGGCATCGGGCCGTCGGAGAGGTCCACCCACCAGTCGGTCGTGGGAAGCGTCTGGGAGCCCGCCTCCGTCGTGTAGTTGACGAGCGTGACCGACGTGAACGGGAAGCCGGGAAGGACGGTGTCGGTCCACTCGGAGAGGTAGAGCGTCTCCGTGCGCTGCGTGAGCGCGCGCCCGGTGTCGCGCTCGACGAGCTGCATCGCCGCCTCGCGGAGGCGGATGAGGTCGGCGTCGTCATCGTCGTAGTCGATGCGGAGGGCCGACTTGATCGTGGAGAGAGGAACCGACATGGAAAAGACCGTGCTCCCCTTTCGGGGAGCCGGTCCGCGTGGGAAAGATGCGTCAGACGGTGAGGTACGCGAACGCGAGGACGTTCGTGCACACGCCGTAGGAGCGGTGCCCGACGACCACGCGGTTCATGAAGCTCGTCGAGAGGCCGTACGGGTCGATCATGACCGACGCGCCGCCGTCGCGGTCGTAGATCTCGTAGTAATCCCAGTTTCCGAACACGATCGCCTTGTCGCCGGCGGCGTTCGTCATCGTCTGGTTGACGTAGACCGGGTAGCCGTAGATCGTCGACGGCACGCCGTCGCGGATGTCCGAGTAGGTCGCCGGCGGCTTCCACACGTACTCGCTCGAGCCGCTCGCGATCTTGATCTTGCGGACGGTCTTGAGGACCGTGTCGTTCATCATGTAGCCGACGTTGCCGCGGCGGTACTGCGGGAGGATCGAGTGCGCGACGTCGATGAGGTCGTCGCCGGTGAGGTCGGTGATCGCCGTGCCGATGTCGCCGCCGTTCTGGATCGAGAAGCTGAGGAGGCCCGGCATGTTGCCCGCGCCGCCCGCGCCGTTCGTGTACTCGTCCTCGAGCTTGTTCGCGAGCGCCTCGCCGGACTTGCGCGCGACGTACTCGAGGCCGCCGATCGCGTCGTTCTGGTACTGCCGCGAGACGGGCACGTAGACGCCGTACATGATGTCCAGGACGTCGACGTTCGCGACGGCGAAGGTCGTGTCCTCGGTCACTGCGGCCGCTTCGGTCACCTTGTAGGCGGTCGGGAGCGCGCCGCCGACCACGATCTTCTGGTCGCCGACGACGTTCCGCACCGGGCACACGGAGCGGAAGACGTTGAACTGGTTGATGCGCTCGACGATGCGGTCCTGCCAGATCGTCGGGATCGCCGACGTGCTGTTGGTCGCGCCGGTCGTGACGTTGGTGCGCTCGGCCATCACGCGCTCGAACGCAAGGCGGTTGCCGCTGAAGAGGGCGCGCGCGAACCGCTCGGCGTACTGCGCCTCGGCGTCGGCGCCAGGTGCGCTCGGCGAGCGCGAGGTGAGCGTGGGCTGAGCCTCGAGCTTCGCGAGGCGGGCCTCGAGGGCCTTCGCCTGCGCGCGGAGCTCGGCGGCGGTGAGGTCGGCGTCCATGCGGTCGAGCGCCTGGCGCTGCTCGCCGTTGACCTTGAAGGCGTTGTCGACGACGTCCTGGGTGGCGCTTCCGTTGCGGCGCTCGATCTCGGCGAGCTGCTTGCGGTAGGCGTGGGTCGTGCTGAGGATCTGGTCAAGCTCTTCCATGTCGTTCCATCCTTGCGAAGTGAAGTGCGAGCCGCGCGCGGGCGGCCTCCAATGCGGCCGCGGAGACGCTCCGCAGGCTCGACGATGTCTGTGGGTATGCAGCGTCCTGGACGATCGAGACCTCGACGAGCGAGGCCTTCTTCACCAGGCGCTCGGAGCGGTCCTTGCTCCAGGAGTCCTCGACCACGTAGAAGCCGAAGCTCATCTCGCCGCTGAGGTCGCCGCGCTCGATCAGCGCGCGGACGTCGTTGCCGAGCGTCGTCTCGGGGAGCGTCGCCTCGAAGGCGAGGCCGTTGCGGTCGCTCTTCAGCTTCAGCGTGCCCGAGCGCGTGCGCGCGAGCGGCATCGACGCATCGTGGTTGTAGTAGAGCTTCACGTCGGCGCCGGTCGACAACGTGTCGTTGAACGCGCCCGGCGCGATCCGCTCGACGAACTTGCGGCCGCCCTCGAAGATCTCCCGCGAGTCCTGGCCGTAGACGGCCGCGTAACCGGCGAGCGTGCGACCGTCGAGCTTCTGCTCGGTCGCCTCGAGCGTGCGCTTAGAAATCATTCGCGGTCCCCTCCTGCGCCGATGTGTCGGTGCCGATGTTGGTGCTCCCGCCGCCGGTGCCGACGTTGAGCGCGAGCGTGGGCTCGTCGAGCCCGTCGAGCGGCGCCATGTCCAGGCGCGCGCGGGCTTCGTTGCGCGTGAGGAAACCGGCCTCGACGCCCGTGCGGAGCGCCGCCATGTGCTCGGCGATGCCCGGGCGGATGAGCGCGTCGAGGTCGAAGACGACCGAGTCGAACGGCGTCGCGAGCTTCGCGAGGATCTCGGAGCGCCAGGCCTCGAGCCAGTGCACCAGGCAGGCGTCGACGTACATTCGGGAGAGCCACTCCATCGAGCCGTAGGCGTTGCCGACGTTCTCGGAGAGATAGGACGCGGGCACGCCGAGAAGCCGCGAGACGTCGCCGATCGAGTACCGCTTCGCGGCCTCGAGGCCCGTGTCGTCGATCGTCGACGAGATGCGCTCGATCTTCACGCCCTCTCCCAGGACGAGCGGGCGGCCTGCGTTGCGCGAGCCCGAGTGCCGCTTCATGTAGTCAGCCTCGATCTTCTGGAGGTTCTCGAGCGAGAGCTTGCCCGGGTGCACGATCGCGATCTTCGGGTTGCCCGCGTTGACGTACGCCTGGTACGTCATCTGTTCCTGCGCGGCGATGATCTCGACGGCGCGGCGGCAGAGGCCGATGGGCGACTCGCCCCACATTCCCGCGGCGCTCGGCGCGCGGAGGTGGAACACCTGTTCGGGCGCGAGCTTGCCGAACTCGGCGGTGTTGTAGACGGGCGTCTTGCCGGTGACGTCGAGCGAGACGCTCTCGGGGTCGAGGAGGATGAGCTCGAGGAGCTCGCCGCCGCGCGTCCTGTTGATCGCGGCGCAGGCGTTGCCCCAGAGGAGCATCTGCATCGTCATCGCGCGGCGGAACTCGAAGGCCGGCATATAGGGCGACGGCGAGCGGAGCACGCTGTCGGCGCCCGTCGCCGATACCTCGAGCGGCACGCGCGCGGCGTCGTTCGAGATGAGCGAGACGGCCCGGTAGATCGGCGTGTAGCGGAGAGCGCCGTGCGTCGACACGAACGGCGTCGCGCCGCCGCCCTCGCCGAGGAGGGTCGCGGACCACGGACCATAGAACATCCGCCGAAGTAGGCCGATCATCGCGAGGCATTCTCGCGCGCGAGTCAAGGCGTGTCCGCGTCCAAACTACGCTTTACCATTCATCGTACATGGACCCGCCTTGGCCGCCCCAGCAATGGATGGCGATGATGGAAGCGACAAGCGAGTCGATCACCTTCGTCTGCTTGGATTTGGTCACGGTGATGTTCCCATTTCGGTCGCGCGTAGCCTCAGCCGTGCGGCACGCCGTTTTCAAGATCGGATCGTCGCCGATCATGATTTGGTTTGCCGCCCAAAGCTGCTGGAAGAGCTGGCATCCGGGCCCGTATGTGGAGACTCCCATGCTGTACGCCTCGATCGGAGCGGATATCCGGTTGAGACGCTCCACCATGTCGGATGATCCCCAGCGGTCGTAGCCAATCTTCACGACGAGGAACTCCTCCATGATTTCCTCGACTTTGGCGGCGACTGCCCCGTAGTCGATGTGCGCGCCCGGCGTGAGCGTGATGCGACGGTCGGACGCCCACGTCCGCACGGGTAACCGGTAGTCGAGTTCGCGTTGTCTGGCATTCTCGGCAGGCCACCAGTAGTGGCCGCGCAAGGCCACGCGACCGTCGTCCAGCGGGACCGCGACGACGAGAGCTGTCATGTCGAGGTTCTTCGAGAGGTCGAGTCCAAGCCACGCTTGCCGACCACGGAGTTCTTCCCAATCGATTGTCTTGTCGCCAGGCCATAGCGACATATCAAGCCAATTGGTCGTTTCCTCGGCCGTCCTGGCGCAGACGTAGCGCGAGAACTCCGATCTTCCTACGGGGCTTGTCCGCTTCGAGGTCCAGAGATCCTTGAGGCCGCGCAGGCGCGGTTGTCCGTGCTCGAGGCCGGGATTTGCTTTTGGCCACGCCGTCGGGTCGCCGAGCTCGTCGTCGGCGTCGATTCCGTACAGGATCGGGATAAAGGAATCATCCTCGACCTCGCCGTTTAGAATGGCCTCGGCCGTCCGGATCTTCTCCGCGTAGATGCCTTCGGGATTGTCCGCCGGCGTCGATATCAGTATGCCGAGCGTGTCGCGCCGCTTGGCGCCCGTCGTCTCGAGCTTGGTAAGGCATTCGCGGTCGCGGAACTCGGCGACCTCGTCGGCAATCCACATGGACGGCGTAAGTCCGTCAAGGCTTGATCGGCTTGCGGGCAGGCCGGTCATTTCGCAATCGGCTTCGCGGCACACGATCCGGTTGTGGAGGACCTTGGTGTCGTCCCGCTCCAGGTGCGACGCCATTACGCGGGCGGTGTCGACGCAGATCGCGGCTTGCTCTTCGCGGTTCGCGATCACGTGCACGCGGCGCCCTGGCCCGCTCCAAAGATCATACAGGCATAGCGCCGCCGCCAGCGTCGTCTTGCCGTTGCCGCGCGCGACCTGGAGGAGGCCGAGCCGGGTGCGGCTGGAACCGTCGTCGCGCCAGCGCCACCCGAGGAACTGTGCGACCACCCACAGCTGCCACGGCGGAAGCTCGAACGCCACGCCGCTGTAGTCGTCCTTCAGCTGGAGCCGCGCGCAGTGCGCTGCGACGGCGGCGACGCGGTCCCAGTCGAGGTACAGGTCGGGGCGCGCGAGGTCGGCGTCGAACCGCTTGCACGCGGCATACACCCATTTGCCGGCGGGGCGCCGGCCTTCGAGCACGCTGTCGACATAGTCGAGCACGGCGGCCATGCATTTTTGCGAGCCGCTGGACGGGTGATGA